TCCCTACACGACGCTCTTCCGATCTGTACATGGTGCAGGTAAATCACCGTGGAGATTTCAGAGGGCAAACGATGGAAGATCCGCTCCAAACAATTACGGCAAAGCATGGGTATGGAGTGGCAAGCCCGGCCATGGCACCGTGGACGGTGACGAACACCACCAACTCAACGGGCCACCCGGTCAATGAGCCGATAGACACGGCGCGAACCGGCGGAGGAGGCGGGCAAATGTTTTTGGGGGCCTCCCTGATCCAGTACCACACGGAACAGTCCGAGCATGTGAGAGGCCAGGAGATCACAGGGCCGATTATGACCATTGACGCCGCCAACCGCTACGGATTAACGGCGGCAAGCCTGGTCAAATACTACGGGAGTGCCCAGCACGGACAGAACATCCAGGACCCGCTCCACACGGTAATGGCAAAGGACCGGGAGGGGCTGACAACTGCCCACCTGGTCAAGATGAAAGGCACAAACCTGGGAGGACCGGCCACGGAGCCGGTGCAGACCATCACCGCCGGCGGAGGCCACCATGGTGTGATCACAACGCAGATCACCAGAGCGGAGCCGGGGGCGGATCTCCGACACTGGCCGGAGATCCGGGAACTGCTGAATACATATTGCGGCTATGACTTGGGGCTGGAGGATGTGATCCTGTTCCAGATCGGCGGTGCATGGTATTTCATGGCGGACATTGGCCTGCGTATGCTGACGCCGCGGGAACTGTACCGGGCCAACGGTTTCCCGGATGATTACAAAATCGAGCGGGACTATACAGGGCAGACCTACGGAAAAAGCAAGCAAGTGGCCCGGTGCGGAAATGCGGTGCCCCCTCCATTTGCCACGGCCCTGGTGCGGGCAAACATGCCGGAATGGTGCGCGGGGGTGGAGATCAGTACCATGGAGGAGCTGGAAAGGGCGGTGGCGGTGTGAAAATACCGGACGATGTGTTTATGACCCGTTGCCGCTACTGCGGGCATGGGCAGACGGGAGCAGAAAATAAAGAAATCCCGGACGATAAACTGTTTATTCACTTTTGGGCGAAGCAATCGCCGTGCGGGATCATCGGGATTGCACAATGCGATAAGGTCCAGGGCGAGTGTCTGGACTTCAAGCCTAACCCCATGTTTGGAATTTGCGAATACTGCACTTTCACAAACAGTTTTCATCCCGGATTTTGTACGGCGCCCGGAGGGCCGGTGAACAAGCGGCGGGTATTCCTGGGATGGAGCGGGATAGGAGATTATTACTCCGGCCACGCACTTTTCACCTGTGACCGCTATCGAGTGAGTGAACGGTGGAAAGACCTAATCCTGAAAACCACCGTAGCGGGACGCGCACCGGCAAATTTTGACCCAGGAACATGGGAAGCCATGAAACACATTGACGGGACAGCTACGGCAAAACGGTGGGCGGACCTGCAAGCCAAACGAAAGGCAGAACTGGAGGCAGAGGCAGAAAAAGAGGCGAGAAAAAGGGCGGAGCTGGAGCAGAAGCAAATTTCCATGTTTGATGATGAATGAAAGCGGGGTGAAGCCATGCAGAACAAAAAGAACATGCGCCGGATCAGCATCTTGGTGACCGCGCAGACAGTCTATAACCTGGATAAGTTGGCAGCCATGTGCGGCTACAAGGAGCGGGGCCGCGTGATTGATAAGCTGGTCAGAGAAAAAATGATTATGATGGGAGGCCGGAGAAATGAAAATATGCGATAGGTGCCCAGGCGCCGGCGGGTGCCTGCTGGACTACATGGGGAAAGCCTGCAAGCACTGGAGAAAAGAAAACGCACCGGAAGTCCTGGCCACCATGGAGGACATGATCGGGGCGGCCTCCCGCGAGGAACTGGCCAGGATCTTATGCACCGCTGAATTTTGCGCGTGCTGCGACTACGAAAAGGCCGATGGAGTATGCCGTTATATCGAAGAACACCCGGACGGCAGACTGTTTGACGGGTGCGTGGAGGCCGCCAAGCGGTGGCTGGGGAAAACCGTGGAAAAACTTTGAAAGGGGAAGCAACATGAACAAGACGAAAATTGACTGGGCCACAATGAGCTGGAACCCTGTAACCGGGTGCCGCCATGGGTGCCCCTACTGCTACGCCAGGAGAACCGCCCACCGCTTTGACGCTGGGCGTGCGGATCCTGCCCCGCTGGCTAATGGCCTCCATGTCCTGGAGCGCAAGATCAAGGCCACACCGTACCCCTATGGATTTGAGCCAACCCTGCACCGCTACCGGATGAACCAGCCGGAACGCCAGGAGGAGCCGCAAACGGTTTTTGTGTGCAGCATGGCGGATCTTTTTGGCCGCTGGGTGCCAACATCCTGGATCGTGGAGGTGCTGGACGCCTGCCAACGCGCTCCGCAGCACCGCTATTTGTTTCTGACAAAGAACCCGGCCAGATACCTGGAACTGGATCACATGGCACTCCTACCCCATGAGGAAAACTTTTGGTATGGATCCACGGTGGCAAATGAGGACGCAGCGGCCATGTACACCATGCAGGGCGTGGCAATCAACAGTTTTTGGTCCATGGAGCCGCTGCTGGGGCCGGTGGACATGAGCGCGGCGGAGGGGCTGCCCCAATGGGTGATCCTGGGGGCAGAAACCGGGAACCGGGCGGACAAGGTGACACCATGGCGGGAGTGGGTGGACCAGATTACACAGTTTTGTGCAGAAAATGAGATCCCAGTGTTTTTCAAGGAAAACCTGCGGGAACATTTCAACGACTTGCCCGCCTCCGCTTTCCCGTGGGATAACAAGGCGGGCGCAGCAGAGTGGGCCGCTCATTACATGGGGCGCTTTGAAAGGCAGGTGTGAACTGTGGACAAAATCGAAATAGGCTACACCGTGGAGAAAGAGCGGTGGATGGAGGCGGCGGAAAATCTGCATGAGTTTGGGCAGGCCATGGCGCGGAACCTGCGGAACATGAACAGGGACGGACGCGGCCAGGAGGACGCGGACGATCTCATGGCGGACATTATGCTGGCATGTACGGCCATCGGATATGTGGCGGAGTTTGCCGTGGATAAATGCCGGTTTATTCCTTTGCCGGGAGGTGGCCAGAAGTGACCGAGCAGAAAAGGCCACAGCAATGTGAGGGCTGCGCGCTGGCAGAGCATGACGCATATATCTGCGCCCGCTGGCGCCTGTCCTATGCGGTGAATGAGCTGAAAAAGGCCATTCCGCTGGTGCGGAGGACGGCGGCGGAAAATATGAAATGCCCATACCACTACCCCGCCAGCCTTTTGGGCACCGGGGTGGTGATAATGGACGAAATAGGGCCATGGCCGACGAAAGGAAAGGGGCGCTGACTGTGCGGGCGGTGCTTTTGAGCATAAAACCGGAATGGTGGGAGAAGATCCTGGCCGGGGAGAAAGACCTGGAAATCAGAAAAACAGCCCCGCGGGGCGGAGCCGGGGAACCAGAGCCGTGGCCGCTGCTGGTCCTGGCCTATGTGAGCGGGACCGGGGCCGTGCTGGGGCAGTTCCTTTGCATGGGGTGGGTAAAAAGCAACTGCTGGCGGTATCTGTCCTCCCGATCCTGCGTACCGGCGGAGGACCTGGAGAAATACGCCGGCGGGAAATCCCTGTATGGCTGGATCGTGGGAGAGGCGGAGGAATACGACACCCCAAGCCCGCTGGCAGAGTTCGGGCTAAACCGTCCGCCTATGTCGTGGCAATATGTAGAGGTCCCGGACCCGGAGGACGAATAAATGGCCATCAACATTTCGGACCTGCCGCCAAAATATCAGCAGCAGGCCGTGGAAAAGTACATGAAGCAACAGAAGCGGCGGGGGCCAGCGCCTCCCGCCGCAGCTGTGCAGAATACGGACAGGGCGGCGAAATATCGCAACACCCCAACCGAGCGGGTCACCGCCTCCGGGGCCGTTCTCCGCTTTGACAGCCAAAAAGAGGCCCGGAGATATGACCACCTGACCATACGGCAGAAAGCCGGAGAAATCCATGATCTGCGCCTCCAGGTGGATTTTACTTTGCAAGAGGCATACACAGACCCGGAGGGGCGGAGAGTGCGGGCCATCCGCTACCGGGCAGATTTTACATACAGGGAGCGGGACGGGCGGCTGGTGGTGGAGGATGTAAAAAGCAAGCCCACCAGGACACGGGAATACCTGATTAAGCGAAAGCTGATGAAAGAACGGCGCGGAATTGACATAACCGAGGTGTGAACATGAAGCAACAGGCAACGGGCGGGGCCACCCGCGAAGCCGTAAAAGAATATTTACAGCAGTACCACATGGCGCGGGAGCGGCGGCGCATACTGGAGCGGCGGCACGATGTACTGGCGCGGGAGCTAAAGGCACCGGCGCCAGGATCGGCATACATGACCATGCCGGCCTCCCACTCTACGGCAGACAGCGATGGGGCCGTGTCCGTGGTATTTCGCTTGTCAGAGGTTGAGGAGCGCATAGAGGCCCAGCGGATAGCCATGTGCCGAGCTGTCACCATGGTAATGGATCTCATTGACCTGTTGCCAGAGAACAGCATGGAGCGCACCGTGGTGGAGCTGCGGCATATAGATTGCAAGAAATGGGAACGGATCTGCAAAGAGGTCCACATGAGCAGGTCAAGGGTAAATGTCTACTACAACGCCGCCATGGATATTATCCAATCCACGGGCGCAGAAGTTAGTACAAGAGTTTGAGCAAGGGCAGACACCGGAGGTATGCACAGAAAAAAATGGGCCATATTGAAAAGACAGGACACAACAGGACATTCACCTGTGGTATTCTGGTATCGTGGAAAACGACAGGGGCAAGAGCAAAGCCCCAGCCAAATAGAGAAAGGCCGCCAGGGCGTGAGAACCTGGCGGCCTTTCTGTTTCCACACCATGGGCCGGGGAGCAGAACCGCAGGGGCTTTTCTCCTTTCACCCTGCCCTGCCGCATTGTACACGAGCGCGGCGGGCCGGCCCAAACACCCTTTGCCCTGGGCCGCTCATGCCGAGGGGCGGCCCAGGGACTTCCTTGTGAATTTGCCACCCCCTCCCCTGTTCGGGTCCTTTCTGAAAAATAAATCTTTGCGGGGCAAGTGAAGTCCGATTATTTTCCACAAAAAATCTAAAATTTTCAGGGGCGTTTCGTTACGCTTTTTCAAAAAGCGGGAAAACCATACCCCCTTTAGGGGGTATCAGGCGGAAAGGGGAGGATGAAAACGCGAAATCGCCCACGCCGAAAAAGCGAAATCCGGCAGGGCGGGGCGAACCGGGCCAGCGGCACAAAAGGAGGTGCAGCCGGTGGCGGAGAAAAAAGGGGCCGGAAAGGCCAAAACAGGGGCGGCCAGCAAGGCGGCGAAAGCGCCGGCGGCCCTGAATACAGTCCCGGAGTGGGCCAGCACTACGGCGGTGGCCAAGCTGCTGGGGAAAACCACACGGAGGATCCAGCAGCTCACCCAGGACGGCGTGCTGGAAACCGAGGTGCCGCCCGGCGGCGGCGCCCGAAAATATAAAACCTGCGAAACGATCCAGCGTTATATTGCCCACATCGAGCAAAAGGCCCAGGAAACGGCGGCGGCCAGCTCCACCGCAGAGCTGAACCTGCGGAAGCTGGAGGCGGAGGTGGAGCTGAAAGAGAGCCAGGGCCAGCTCCACAAGCTGAAAACCGCCATTGCAGAGGGAAAATACATCAAGGCCGAGGAGGCCACCAGAGATCTGGCAGACTTCATGGCCATGTTTAAGAAATTCGCCATGAACATCCCGCCCCGCACTGTGAAATCCATAGCCGGATATGCAGACCCACAAACGGCCAGGGCTATGGAAAAGGCAATGCGCAAGGAGCTGGAGGACATGCTGGCCGTATTCGTTGACGCGGCGGAGATCGGACCGGAGGAGGCGGAGCCATGAGGCCGTATAGGGTAAAGCCGTACACGGTGCCGTCGTGGATCCACCGGGCGCTCCTGTCCCTGCGGCCAGCGGAACGCCTGCCGGTTTCCAAATGGGCGGAGAAATGGCGGGTCCTGCCCGACACCAACGCCATACCGGGGCCATTCCGAAACAGCGTGACCCCGTATCTGGCGGAGATCATGGACGCATTTTCCAACGAGGATGTGGAGCGGATCGTATTTGTGAAGCCCACCCAGGTGGGAGGCACAACGGCGCTGGAGAACATGCTGGCCAGCGCGATTGACCAGGACCCGGCGCCAGCAATGATCGTCTATCCATCCGACAAACTGGCAGAGCGGACGGTGGAGGCGAAGCTGGAGCCGATGATACGGCAATGCAAACCGCTGGCAGCCAAGTACCGGGAGGCGGAAAGCCAAAAGCTAAAGCTAAAATTTGAAACCATGTTCGTTTTCCTTTCGGGAGCAAACAGCCCGGCCTCCCTTTCCTCCACACCGATCCGGTATCTGTTTCTCGACGAAGTGGACAAATTTCCGGGAGCCTCCAAACGGGAGGCGGATCCGGTTTCCCTGGCCATTGAGCGAACCAAGACCTACACCACAAACCGCAAGATCTTCATGGCAGATCGGAAGAGCGTCGTGTAGGGAAAGAGT